CATTGTGGTTTTCATACCAAGTTGATATGAAGAACCAGTTAGATACTGAGAACCTACAAAGCGAGTTGCACCCGCTGTCCATGTGCCACCAATGTCGCCTGTTACTTCTAATTTTGTAGCAGGACTACTTGTACCAACACCAAAGTTAGTCCCATCAAAAGTAAGCGCAGAACCGCTTGTAACAACCTTAGAGCCGTTTAAATACGCTACTCCGTTAGCAGTACCTCCAGAGAGGGTTACTGTGCTAGAAGCGGATAAAGTTGTAGCAGATACAGCCGCAGGAGTTGTAGCCCCCACAGTACCATTGATGTTAAAACTTGTTGCTGTACCAGTAATGTTAGTGCCAACCAATGCGCTTGGCGTTCCAAGTGCAGGGGTGACTAATGTTGGACTATTAGATAAAACATTGTTGCCAGTGCCTGTACTTGTACCAACACCAGTACCGCCTTTTGTGACTTTAAGCAAAGGACCCGCATCAAATAATGCGTCAATCGTGTCTAGATCGGTATTGATCTTAGTACCCCAGGTATCTGTTGACGCACCAACTTCTGGTTTAGTCAGTAATAGGTTGGTCGTTGTGGAATCTGCCATTTTTTCACCTCTATGCGGCTATTTGCCAAGTTTCGCTATTATCCGCAATTGCTGTCCAAGATTCACTTGTATCGCTAATTGCAGTCCATGTTTCTGTTGTGTCTGTAATCGGTGTCCAGGTCTCTGAGTTATCAGAGATCGCATTCCAAGTTTCTGCCGTGTCAGACTCCGCAATCCATTTTAGATTGCCAGCAATCGTCATGGATGACTGGCAAGTGAAATTGATTGGCGTGCTTTGTCTTCTCTGGCCGTTGATCGTCATGCCAGACTGGGCTGCAATTAACACTGCCTGGTTGACAACCACACTAGTGGCCACAGTCATCTGGGCAAAGTCTTCAATCAGGATTTGGACTAATGGGACCCTGATAGCCGCCACAGACATGGCGCTTTCATCCACTGATGCAAATGCACCAATGGCCACTCTTTGTGCTGCAAAGCTGGCGCTTGATGTTGCCGCTAATGTGGACGCTGCCACCGCATAACGCAAAGCGCTTGCAGACATGCCGCTGGCGCTTGAGGCCGTGGCCGCAGCCACCGCAATGCGCTGCGCAGCAGCTGTTGTACCGCTAGATGCTGAAACCGAGAATGATGCCGTTTTAACGACATTGGCCGAGACTGTCTCTGTGCTTGAAGCTGAAACAGAAAACGCGCCTATACAGACGCGCTTTGCATTAAATGCAGCCGTGCTGGTGGCTGCAAATGTGGCTGCTCCAAGGCTTACGCCATAGGAGTAATTGCCTCCACCATAGTAGCCAGAGCCGTAGGCTGCCATGTCATGTCAATGTGACATCAAGGTCGCCAGCTGGAATGCGCAACACATCGCCATCATTGATGGTGCGTGCTGTGGTCAGTGGCGCCCAGGCCAATAAATTGCCACCAGTGCTTGCATCAAAGATGCCGGCCCAGCCAATTGATCCCCAGTTGCCACCAGAAGCTGCCGCAAACTCGATTGCCGCTGCGTTTGTGGCGTTTGTAGGGCTTGTGCCGGAGACAGTAATCGTGCCAGTGGCTCTTCGCGCATAAGCATTGCCAGTCACTTCAGTGCCGCCACCAGTATCACTTGGTGCAGCCGTGAAAAGACCAACAAACCAGGCTGTGGGGCGTGTGGCCGTGTTGGTGGTTAGAAGCCAGTTTAAAACTAGATTTTCGGTGTAGTCGGTAAAAGATGACATGTCCAGTCCTTATCCAAAAGTCTTTGCACGGGTCAGCAATGCACCACCAGAAGATGCACTTCGATCATCGGCAGTTTGTGAATCATTCAAGGCCCGCTCATAGAGTGTTGCCCATACTTGAATTCTCGCATCATCTTGCAGATATGGCGCAGCTTGAAGCAATGCTCCATACAGATAAATGTCAGGGTTTGATGTCAAAAGCCAGTTTGTCGTGTTGCTATTTGATAACTTTGACAACTTGGCGTAATAGGTAAGCTCGGTGGTGTAGTTACTGTCTGGTGTTGGGACCAATCTAAACTGACCACCGACAATTCCAAAAAATTTAGGCTTACCGCTGCCGGTAAATTTGGTCGCTTCATTATCAAGCGCATCAATACTCAAAAATGACAATGGCGTTTGTGGATTTGTGCTGGTCAATTTAAGAGACTTTGTCTCTAAGAAGTCAGCAGGCACAGCACCATATTGCGCATCAAAAGACGCATTGGCCCTGACAATCATCTGCCTGGTGCGAAGTGTTCTTTCAACTTGCGCCTCGGCCAAAGAGATAAAGTCAGGAATGACAGCTGTCAGGTCTGATCGGTTGAGCCAGTCACCAATGGATGTCTTTAACTCTGCATAAGTGCTAAGTGCCATTTTTCGCCTCTTTTTCCATCTCTTCTTTCACAATCCAAGTGTGAGGGTGGCCAAACTCAAAAGTGCCAATGTGGCCAATTTCATGCGAAACATCATGGTCGATATAAACTTTAAAGCCAAGCTCTCTGGCTTTTTTACAAAAGAAAACATCTTCCCCCATGTAGCCCCGTGTGGTCTGCCACGGCATATCAAACCATGGCTCAGACATACCCTCAAACACCTCGCGCTTGATGAGCATTATGCCAGTGCCAATGCTTCCAACCTCTTCCAATCCCTTTGATTCTGGCATGGTGTAAACGGGAATGCGCTTGCCGTTTTCGTCATAGTTTTGAGCTGTTGGGCCAGTAGGCATTCTGCGCCTGGCACAGTTGGCAGCCACTATTGGCTTGTCGTGGGCCAAGAGTCTTCCCACCATATCCTGTGGAAATGTCATGTCCGAGTCAATAAAGAGAATGTGTGTGCAGCCCTCGGCCATCGCATCCAAGCAAAGGTCAGCCCTTTGGTTTTGGATGATCGTGCCTTGCATCAATTTCAGACTAATTGCGTCTTCAGTGTTGAGTGTGTGATACGCCACAAGGTTAACCATACAGTAACAATAGTTGGTGTGGACCTGATCACGGGCCGGTGTGCAAACTGCAACGTAATTGCTCATATTTTCCCAGGTCTTGTTCTAAAAAATTGGTTGTCGGAATCGTTTAACCAGCGCTTCATGTATTCCTGGTCATCGATCTTGCCCTCGGCCTTCATCTTGTAATAAAGAGATTCGGGGATGGACGCGACCAAGTGCCACTCCCCCTTCCAGGCGGCCTTTTCGTCTTGGGCGTTATAGATGGCCTTGTTGGCCTCAATGACAGCAGTCACATCTTGCTCTGTCTGGATCGTCACATCACCGGTTTCTGGATTTTCATGCCAGTAGCGCTTGATGCCTTGATCTTTGTTTTCGCTAAATAGTCTTTTATGAATCATCTTAAAAAAAGGGCCAAGTTACCCTGGCCCTTTCCGTTTGCTTACTATTAAGAAGTAACCAAGTCTGCGGCCAAGCCGTGGGCGTTTTCAGCCAACACTTTGTGACCCCACTCAACGATCAACATGCGCTTTTCAGCGTCACCAGTCTTGGCCAATTCGACCTGGCTGTAAGGACGCAGCACAGTCATCTTGGCGTAGTCAGGATCGATCACCCATGCATCACGCTCACGCTGGAAGCGGTTTGCAATTACTTGCACATTGCCGAAATCACTGACATAAATGTCAACTGCGCCAACCAAGGTAGCAGGCTTTGCACCGCCATCAATGTTGAAACGGCTGGAAGCAATACCAGAGAAACCTGACACGCGCTGTTTGTTAACAGGACCGCACATCAGAATCTTAGGTGTACCACCAGCTGTCCACACCTTCTGAATCACATTCTTAAGAATGGTTTCAGTAAATGTGCGCACTGTGCCATCTGTACGAGCGCTGTTTGGCAGCGTTGTGTACGATGGGTCAGCACCGCCAGAGCCTTTGTCGGTGTTTGTTTTCACAAACGCGCCCAAAGATGCGGAAGTGCGTGCAGTTGTCGAATCACCAGCAACAGCGATGGCGCCATTGAGCATGGAGAATTCTTGGTCACGTTTAATTTCCGCGCCACGCTTTGCGATTTGGTAGGCCAACTCACTGCGACGACCAGCCTTGTTCACCACTTCTTCAGTGGCTGACAAGATGATTGTCTTGCGTGAAATCTGACAGTAGTTTTGCAAACGCACAGTAGCAGTCACCGCATCAAAAGACGCGACATCGTCACCCTCAAGCTGGGCATTGGCAGCGGCTGCGGCCAATGAATCAGTCTGATACTCAAACAAACTGTTGGACACGTTCTCACGGCCAATGTTTGACATATAAGGCGTTTCTTCTGGAGAAATGTTTGTGATCACATTGCTCAAATCTTCCCGAATACCCTTTGCAGAGTAGGTCAGGAATGTGTTACTTACGATAGCCATAATTTCCTCATTTCAATAAAAGTTCAATTGCAGAAGCCGCATCATCGATGCGACCGGTTTTAGCAAGACGCTGCTTTGCTCGCGTACCCTCAGTTGTTGTCGAAACCCGACCAGCTGCACCAGGCTTGGCTGTTCGTGGGCCATTGTTCACCACAGGCTTAATGCCTTGACGCTTACTTACCATCTGGTCAAACAGCGCTGCTTTACGCAGCAGTAAAACCAGTCGGTGGTCGTAAACATTCTTCAAATCTTCATCGGAAAAGCCTGCTGCCTTTGCAGACTCAATCACCAGCGCCTTTTCGGCCTTTGCCTTCTTGGGGTCTTTCCAATCCGGCAAAGCTGCTAGTAAGGCTTCTTGCTGGCTGGCAAGTTGGGCCTCCATCGCACGCTGCTGCTCATACTTGGCCACCTTAGACAATCGCTGCTGTTCAGACTGAATAGCACCGAGTTTCTCTTGTCGCTCCCGCATGACTTCCTTTTGCCTCACCCATTCGATCGGGTCTTCGTGATAAAGACGTTCCAAATCGACTTGAGGCTCCGAAGACTGAAGTTGGGCTTGCAATGCTCCCAACAATTGAGCGTATTGCTCACGCTCGGCCCGTACTGCCTGCGTTTCTTGCTCGACTTGCTTTCGCACTTCGGCAATCTGCTGCGTTTTACGGGTGTAGTCCTGTGTCCTGGAATAGCCTTTTTGAAGCTCATCGAGCGTGACAGTAACTTCCTTGCCGTCTACTTTGACAGTGAAAGTCTGTGGCTCTTCTTGCTTCTCTTGCTCTTCCTCTTCTTCGGACTGTTCCTCTAAGGTCTCTTCATCTGGCGCGTCTTCCACACCAGACTCATCCTCCTCAGAAGCCGCTGTCTCAGAGTCCTCTTCAGACTCCTCGACTGGCTGCGTCTCGTCAACTTGCGCTTGTCCTTCATCAGGGGCCAACATTGCCGAGATAGCACTGGTCGCATCGACCATATTCATTGCTTGTATTTCTGCCATAGTATTTTCTTAAATTAGTTTCTCTGTGATTTGCTAATAGCGTTCTGTGCAATTTTTCCGTTGTCCATAATCTTGATCAACTCTTGTCGCAAGCCATCAATGGCCTGCAACATGCACCACGCTGTTTCGCGCCTCGCAGACTCTTCGGGTTTAGATGATCTAAATATCCAAAGTTGGTCACCTTCTAATTTTGCAATTGCTGCATTGAGGGTTTCGTCCTCAAGCAGCTGCTTGGCCTTTCGGCCTTTATTTACCTGGTCTTCATTTGTCACTTACTGTGCCATTCCTTGTAGGGTTGATGGGGGCATCATCTCAGGCACTGGTGGCTGCGGCTGCGACACAAACTGTGCCGCCTGCTGCTGGGCCAACAATGCCCGCTGACGCATTGCTTCACGATCAATACTCTGTGCGGCATCAATTTCCGCTGTACTGATCTGTGATTTGTACTTTAACTCAATTTCATACTTTTTGAGATACATGTCTTGAGCCATTTTGTCGCGGGCCAAATCATCATCCAAAAGCATTTGTTGGCGCTTTAACTCCAACTCAGCTGCCTTCTTTTGAATATCTGCCTTAATCGACTCAGCCTGCACCTGGGCCAAGATTTCCTCTGGTGTTGGCTTTGGTTGTGGTGTCGGTGGCACATAGTCGGCAGGGATATTCTGGAAAAAGCTGGTGGCATCTTTGAAACCAGACAGCTCCACAATCTTGCGCAAGGTATTGCTAAATTGCTGTGGCGTGACCAATGGATTCGTTGGGCCAAGCTGTTGCAAGATTTGCTCTTGCTTGGACATGATCATCATCAGCGCTTGCAGCTTCTCATTGGTATCGCCATTGCCCAAGGCAATATTGATATTGGCATCCATGCTGGTGTCCCAGAATCTTGGATCAATCTGCACCCACTCATTGCGCATACGAACCATTCTTGGCTTGTCTTGGTGTGTTGTGGCCAAGAATAAAATGCCTTTGAATAGCTTCTTCATGCCCTCAGCCAAGATGCGTGCTGTCAGCTCGATACGGCCTTGGCTGGCGCTGATCGTTGCATTCACCGCGGCCTTGGTGCTTGACTGCAATGCATCAGCATTCAAGCCCATTGCCGCCTTGCTCATGCCGGTGCGATCTTCCTTGATCTGGTCCATGTATTCCATCATCGGGAATGCAGCCTGGCCAACAAATGGGGTTGTCAGGGGTTGGACCATGCCAGGCGCACGCATACGAATGATGGCGCCTGTTTCGTTGTTCAAGACATCATCAATGTTGACCTGACCCTCGACCACCGCTGTGCGTGGGTGAATGGACTGGGCCAAGCTGTCCAATGTATTGCGAAGTATTTCCGACTTGATCTCTTGCAAATCACGGGTAATGTCAAAAATAGACATTGCCTCAAGTGGACTGGTGTGCGGCTCTGGGTCACATGGAAAGTCAGCAAATGGAATGTAGCTTGCCGGCAAATTGCGAACCACCTTGTAGCCGCCACCCATGCAGCAGACTTTTCTAAGCTCTGCAATGCCATCATTGTCAAAGTCCACACGCGAATAAGCCTCGATGTAAAGCACTCTGCGCATCATCGGGTTGGCAGCGTCATTTGTGCCAAATGTGGTGCTTAGTGGCTGGCGTGCCAAATACTCATCATTGCTGTCCAAGTCAGTCGAGGACATATTCTCTTCGATCTCATCTTGGTCATAACCCATGGCCAGCAAGTCAGCCATGGTGGCCATCTGCCGGTGGGCAATGATGGTCGACTCATCAAATGACCTAGCGCGTCTGTCCAGCAGCAGCTCCTCTGGCGGCACGGCCATGATCTTGATTCGGCCATCTTTTGTGATACGCTTAATCTGCACATCATGGATCATTGGTGCAGGCATTGCCATTGGCGCGCCAGTCATGGGATCGACTGTCATCAGCTGCGCTTCATCAACAGCAGGGTCTGGATAAGATGTAATGATCTTGACCTCACCACCAGGCTCTTGCATCAGCATCTCTAGGGTCTGGTCATCAAGGCCGGTGTACTCCTCAATCCGCACCTTCTCCTCATCCTCCCACCAGAATTTTGCTATTCCGCATTTCCTGACTAGCGCATCCTTAAAAATTGCGTAGCTGGTCAAAAATCCGTTGTTGTCGTTTTGGAAAATGTAATTGGCATAGTCGGTGGCCTGTTGGGCCATCTTGATGTCTTCGGGTCCCCTGGGACTAAACTCGACCACATTTTCAGAGCTGAAGAAAACCCGCATCAGGCTTGGCAGCATGGCCGAGACAGTGTCCCGCACCTCCATGGCCACCACCTTGCTGTTGCCTTCGACCTCATTGCCGAATAAATCCCCACGATAGTACTCAGTACCCTTGGCGCGTGTGGGTGACAGATCACTGTCCACATAGCTAATGGCATCGGTCAGGTCTTGCGTGATGATGGCTTGCAGCTCTGCATCGTCCATTGGTTGTTTGGCTGCAATGTCGGTGCTAATTTCTAATTCGTTCATTTTTTGTTCCTTGCAGATATTGCTTTGGCTTTTGCCTTTGCATCGGATTTGGAGCTTGCGCCCCATGCCTTCAATGACAGCAGCAGCCGTGTCGGCTCGCCACCCTTCATCTCAGGCCCAGGCATATTACCCATGCGTGCCAAGAATGATGCGCGCCTTGGATTATCACCAGTCTTGACTGGCGCTTTAAGATTCATACCCTCAGCCTTGGCGCTGGCACGGCCCTTGGCGTTTAAGCCGCCTGATGGGCTTTTGCCTTCTTTACGCTGCCAAGCTGGGGTCTTCATTTTTTTGGCTTCTTTGCAGTCTTGGCTGCCGCCTTGAAGTCAGCAGCGCTTGGAGCGCCTTTGGCGCCAGGCTTGCGCATTTTCTCTTTGCTGCCAGCGGCTATGCGCTCACGTTTGGCTGCAATGTTGGCATAAAGTCCAGCTTTCATGACTCTTCTCCCTCTTCGTAGTCTTCGCCCTCTTCCATGTCTTCACCCTCTTGCTCACCAGTGTTGGGGCCACCAACAACCCATGCATCGCAAGTTCTTGAGGCTGCACACTTGAAGTCAAAGATTTCGCAGTAGCCAAGGTCGGCCAGCTTGATCGTGCCCCATGGGTCTGCTTCCATGCCAATGCCTTGGGCAATGCACTCTTTGATGTTGTCAGAGACATTAAAAGCCGCGCAGTTACCGCACAGACTTTGCTTGGCGTCCTCGGCTGAGACATCCCACTGGTCAGCTTTCTTTTGCCAAAACGCGCTGTTTGGCAGCTTGGGATTCTCAGGACCATAGGCCGCGCTGGTGATTGCCTTGGCTCTGTTTTTCAGATTTAAGGTAATGTCTTGCGTTGGCATGGGGCAGCTCTCGCCTGCTCCCATGTCCTTGCCCATCTCTTCATCCATGTCCCTGTCCATGACCTGGCTCATGGTTTCTTTGATCGTAGCCATTATTTTTTCGCCTTATTCTTTGCTGTACGCTGGCCACGCATGGGCATCTTTGCTTCAGACATTGCAATGGCAATCGCCTGCTTGGGATTCTTGACCACTGGGCCGCCCTTGCCGCTGTGCAGCTTGCCAGCTCCAAACTCACCCATCACCTTGCCAACCTTCTTTTGCGCTTTAGACATTGATTTCATGGTGTTTTCCTTAAACAATTTGAGTGACAGAAAATGTGGTGGTTGAAGCGCATATCACCGCAACCTTGTGGCCAGGAGTGACCTCAATGTATTCCACAGTATTGGCTGGCAGGCACTCCGATGTAGTGGTGCTGGCAGTTGGGTTTGCAGCCACCTCATAGTGCAAATGGGCATTGCTTGAATTGGCCAGTCGAACAATGGTCGTGCCAGCGCCAAATGCAGTGGACTGCTGGCTTGATGTTGTGACAGAGATTACCTGGCTTGCACCAAGCCTGCCAAAGTTGCAGAGCTGGCCATTGTCATCGCGTGATAGTTTTGACATATCAGACCCTTATGTGATTTGCGTGATGCAAATGTCTGTGGCCGTTGCACCGCGAATCACCGCAATCTTGTCGCCTCCATTGACCGAAATATATTCCATTGCATTTTGGGGCAACATGGCGCTGGTCGTTGTTGTGGCCGTTGGATTTGTACCCACCGCAAAGAATAAAGGCGCTGCATTTGTATTGGCCAAACGCACAATCGTGCAATCAGCCGCCACAGCGTTTGACTGTGAGCTTGTTGCACCAACAGTGATCACTTGGCTCACGCCTGGCCTGCCAAATGTCGCCACCTGACCATTGTCGTCTCTCGTCAATTTACTCATTTCAAATCCCCATATGGTTGTGAATGCCCAATTATGCAACCCTGACAAGGTTTCTGCGCAGGGGCTGAGACCATTTGCTTGAGCCACTGCTGCCGTACATCCCAGAGACCGCGTCACTTGCAAATGTCAGCACAAACGCATCAGCCTTGTCTGGGCTTGGCAGGCCGCGCCTCTTAATCTCGTCTTTGCCCTCAATGGCAATCTTGCCATTACTGGTGAAACTGTACCGCACTGTGGCCAACTCACTGATCAAGACATCATCCCTTGGCATCTTGCAATCTCTGGCCTCAAGCCACGCCCGTGCCTTATACCAAAGCTCTGCCTTGAGATTCCTGTAAGTCCCACCCATGGCTGGTGACTCAGAGACATTAATCCCTCTGGCCGGCAGCCCCAGCTCCCGCAGCCTGTCCACCACCCCAGCCCCAAGGCCAATGCTATCGACCAATATCTCTTTAGGCTGAGCACTTGGCGCCAGCGCCTGATACTCGGCCACCACCGCACCAGTCAATTGCATCAAGTCCAAATTTTTCCATGTCCGAATATTCTCAGTCACCGCATTGCCCTGCCTTTTACAAAGCGCTGACCGGTCACTACCAAACCGCGCCACATCCAAGCCCCAAATCATGGGCGCGTACTCGCTTGGCGCCACATCCCGATTCAAGGCACTCTCCAGCAAATCCATCGCAATCACTGTGTCGTCATCACCCTTGGGGAATTCACCTATCACCCGAATCCGGTAGACATTGCTGTCCTCGCCATAGCGCATGGCCATCTCTTTGACATACTCATCCGACACCCGTGGCGAGTCCGTACATGCCACTTGGAATGTGGTCCACTCATCACTGAGCCTTGTGTGTGTGTCGTAAAAGAACCCACTACTCCTCACCGGATTCCCAAGCAGCAGCGTCACAGCGTTATGCCCCGACATCGAGCCAGCCGCAGCCTCAAACACTTGCTCTGGCACACCACTGGCCTCATCAGCCACCAGCATCACATTCTCACTGTGAATCCCCTGCAAAGCCTCCGGCTGCTCTGCTCTTGATGTCCTTGCACTTATGAACATCTCCGTTGGCGCAGCATTAAATTCAATCCTCTCTTGCTTAACTGTCAACAACCCCTGCAAGGGCAAAGGCATCGCATTGATCCACCTCTTCAGCTCCGCAAACATCGCGTCATACAGCTGACTGCTCGTTGGTGCAGTCACCACCACCTTGACAGGACTCCTGGTCATAAAGTACCAAAGCATGGCCCAGCTGCTGGCCGTACTCTTTCCCACCCCGTGGCCACTTCTCACAGATATCTTGCGATCCCCTCTGGCTATCGCCTCCAAAAACTTCACTTGCCACGGGTCAGGGTCAACCCCCAGCACCTCCCGCACAAACAGCACAGGATCAGGCTGATACCTCTCCACCCACAAAGAAAACACATTGTCTTTACTCATGGATGCATCGTCTCATAAATGCGCCACTGCTTCTCAGGCATCGCCCACTTATGCGCATCAAGCTCATCAATCCGCACCAAGATCAACAAATGCATCGTCATGGCCAAGTCAAAATACCCACCCTCAATCGCCTCCAACATCTTGACCCGCAAGTCCACAATCACCACCTCAAGATGCAGCGCTATCAATAACTCACTCATTTCATCCCCCTCGCCTGCTTCAGATTCCTTCCCGTCTCACGATCGGTCCAGCACGATGCACATATCCATTTGGTGGCACTCATCTCAACCCCACCCTCTGGCGGCTTCTCCTTATTGCACTTGCTGCACAGCTGCAACTTATGCGCATGGCAATTCCCATTCAGCCTCAAATGATTGTTCACAAAATTACTCTTCATTTCCTTGCCGGACATTCCCGCCCCTGTTTGCAATCCTGATGACAGGGTGGACACTTCCTGTCAATAAAATCATATTCATTAATCCACAACCTAGAAACCAGTCCACAGCTCGGACCAGTCTCTTGCGGTAGTGGCGGCTCTTTCTTTTTAAACCAATTAAATAAATTAAACATATTCATTGGATTCTCTGAATCTTATTATTATGGTGAATTAACCACTTATCACCTAATAACCTAATAGACTTAATGTATTGTCTTTGATTATGTCGGTTAGTGCTTCTCGGAACATACTCAACATTGAATAACTGACGAACCTTAGTTAATAAAGTTATATTCATATTATCCCCACGATCTTATTAATATCAACCCATGCGTGCCATGCCGTCTGGCCATCTAGGCTCATCAGCTTACAAAACACCTTGTTGTCTTTGATCTCATCAGTGTCTAAGACAATCCACTCCTGGTCATTGATGACCGCTGTCGCCTGCTTAGTTTTCATAGGTTTGTAGCGTGTAGTTGTTGGAGCTTGGATTGTGAAGTGTTTTTGCGTTTTATGTCAACTAGTGCAATAGATTTTTAAAAAATTTTTTTTGTAGGTGTTTAGTGCCGCCACAGTCGCCCCCGCCAAACCGGCCACGGGGGGGGGCGCGGCCACCGACCGCCAGCCACCACCCAGTTGTCCACAGCCATTTGTCCACTTCTATCCACAGATTCCTGTGCATAACTGCATCAGTAACACCAGAGCATTACTTTTTCTGTGGATATCTCCAAATCAACTTAACATAATGGTCATTGTATAAAGTGACTGAATGCTTCGGTATTCGTTTATTGCGAATTGTCTATTGATACGATGCTGCGCTTGCGCAGTGCATCGAGCGCCATGCTGCCCAGGTCGATGTTGACCAATGGCTGCTGCTTGTCGCCATACTCATCTGGCGCCTGCTTAGAGGCCAGCCAGCGCCTTGTATCGACCCGCAGCTTGGCCACTTGCGCCTCTTGAGGGCTTGCATTGTCTGCAATTTCAAGGGTCTGCTCTGCTAAACTTCTCCCACCTCGCGTGCGTGCGCGTGCGAGGAGTTCTCCCCGCTTTGCATCTTTTTCGATCCATTTGTAGAAACCGCCAGTGCTGATGTCCAAAGACTTAATCACTGAATCGGTTGTTTTCCCTTGTGAGATATGGTCAAAGAGCATAGCTTCACCGCCAAAGGCGTGAATTTTCTTATTGATGCTACTCATCTCTTTGCGCTCGATGGCTGCTTGGTCGCGCAGATTGAGCTGGCGCTCTGCAATGTTGTCGGCCAGTTCGCTCAATGTGTTTGCACTCTTCTTAGGTTTTGCCATTCAGATAATCCTCAATTGTTTTGATTGCTTCAGCAGCTGATCTTGCGACCACTGCCATGTATCCCTTTGCGTTTAACTGCAAATTTACATCACTTTGCTTGCTTGAAACCACACCGGCCTTGGTCTTCATCTCCACAAACAAGCCATGAAACCCGTTTTTAGGCTCTAGGACGCACAAATCAGGCATCCCTGCCAAAACCCCTTCACTATGCAACCTAACGCGCTCTGAAGCCGTTCTATCGCCTCCATTCGGTATCGCTGCAATGATGATGTCCGGATAAAACGCACGGAAGTGTTGCACCACCTTGACCTGGTCAATGTGTTCAATGCTTTTCCTTTTGCGTTTTAAGTCAACCACCATTCCTCGGATTCTACTGCCGAGGGTTTGGTCTGGAACATGTGGCATCGGTGCTTGACATCGGTCGGGAATGCTGCGAGGCCAGTTTTGCTGCACTGGTGTTCGGACCATGTGACAGTTGCCCATCCATTCCTAATCTTTGCCTGGTCAAACATCCACTGGAGTGGCTTTGCGTTGACCTTCCTGTGCTTTTCCATCTGATCTGCTGGCATGGACTGCTTGATGTCGACCATTTCCGCATTAGCGCAGTTTTGGCAGAAAACACGCTCATCTTCTACAAACTCTTTAATTGTGGATAACATGTGGATAACTTTCTTCTATGTTGGACCATCTAATGCTCGTTTCTAATACGGAAAGCCCTTAAGGTTTTTTCCGCCTTTCCGGATTAGAAACTCAAGTACCTTCCAAGCCGAGACTGGTCTGTGGATAAGTGGGTCTAATGACCCCACTTATCCAACAATCCCTGCCATTGTCTAATACGGAATTCCGTATTAGTTCCGTATTAGTTCCGCCTTTCCGCATTAGACTGGTCATGTGAGTCTCACCCAGCCTGACAGTGGCTCATTTGGTGCAAATCTGGTGAAGATGGCTGTGCCAATGTGCTTGCGTATGTAGCCTGCGTCTGAGCCTTTGACGCTTGAAAATATCTCAGTCCAGTCCAGTTGGTATGCGTTTTGGAGTTCTTTTGGCACGACTGGCCTACCTGGTCCTCTGCGCATAATGACATCGCCTTTGTCGTTGATGATGGACTGGACCACCATGCAGACCTCATCGCACTTGTCTTGGATTCTTTGTTCTTTGGCGCTGTCTTGCATGGACTGCTTGGCGGCCATCCTGTCTTGTTCTGACGACATGGCTGGGATAGCCACACGGCAAATGATCTCCTGCATGTCGCCATCATTGGTGAGGACTACTTCTGGGAATGTGATGGAGTTGAATTTAATCTCTCTAAATGTTGGCTCATAGCGCGTCTTGGTGAGCTTGAGGTATCTCTGGTTGTCGTCATCCATGAATAGCACGCCTGTGAGCGTTGCATCGCCTGTGAATGCTGATGCACCACGGGCCATGGCATCTGAGTCTTGTCTGGATATGGTTTTGTTGGTATGGGTCAGAATGCACACTGGCGCTTTTTGCTGAATGAATATGGTCTGCTTAATAGCGGCAATATATGCACCGACTTCAGAGTTGTCATTCTCATTATCAATATCCATGGTGGCGTTTGCCGTGTCCAGAACCAATAATGGCTTGATGTCGTTAACTGTATGGCGCTCAATATTATGTGCAAGCCTGAGTAAATCTTTGACATTCGACCTTCTGGCATCAATAACCACAAACCAATCGTTGAGGTTATTAATCTGGTAATGCTTTGAATAAGCAAATAGAGTCCTGATTATCTGGTCACTATCTTCAGTCACGATTATTGATTTGCGTTTGTTCTTTGCATGTATCTCGCATCCGTTGACAGTAAACCCTGCCATGACCATGCACATGGACAGGACTGCTGTGGTCTTACCGACTCCTGGTTGTCCAGCCAAGATAAAGAAGCTGTGGGCCATGAATCCCTCGATGAGGTAATCGATGGGCTTGAGACTGGTCAGGTCAAGGCTTAGTTCTGGCCATGATGGGTCTGGTGTGTCCTGTGTGACTGGTGCATTGATGACAGCCGCAAAGTCTTCCACTGCTGATTTTCTTTCGGTCTGCTTAGTTGGTGGCTCATAGCCGCAGTCCTTGGCGTACTTGAAGAGTGTGCCAAGGCCAACACCTTTGCCTTGATGAAAGCTCTTCCAGTGCAGCTCGATGTCTTTTGTACCGGCAAACTTCTGGCCAGCCATAGACCATGTCATCCATGGGCCAAGGCCGGCCTCACCGAATTCGGTATGCAGCGCTTGGCCAAGCTCAATCCACTGGTCATAGTCACAGTCTGGGGAAATGTGGTGCAAAGCCTTGATAGCACGATCAATGTCGCTGTCATCCAGTCTTGAGCCTAATTGGGTGAAGTCAAATGATTGACTCGGTGGTGCTGATGGGGCAGGCTTTGGCTCTTGCAGCTGGTGCTGCTCAATGATCCCCCAGTCCTTGAGCAAATCGTAGAGGTCTACGGCCTCTTGGAATTCACCGACCAATTGGTTGCCGCTGAGTAACACTGACTTGCCGGCACTGTTTGGCAGGCCAAATACTTCAAGTTCTTGGCCACCGCCAAGTTTGTACTTGGGCAGCACCTGGTCAGATTCTTTGGGTGGTTGCACCCATAGGAAGACATGACGGCCACGGCCTGAGACTGACACCTCGGTCAGCATCTTGTTAGTTTTGACGTACTTGGCCATGCGCTGGATGGCCACATTGGTGGGGCCAGAAGCGTGCTTCATATCCACATCGAGACAGACCAAATAGTCGCCTGATGCGCTGATGATGGGGCGCTGCTGGACTAGGCCAAGGTATTGGCCAAATGGGCATGACTCCATGGCCCAGACATCTTCGGCACTGTAGAGGTCAGATGGGTCGGTATCCCGTGCCACACCTTGGCCGCTTCGCTTGAATGGAATCTTTTTAGAGCCTTGCAGGGCAAAGGTACAAAAGACAGCATCAGGCGCGACAGAGCCTATCTTGCAGGCCACACTTTGGGACTGCTGGAATACATTGTTTTGGGGTGTTTCAGTTATGATTGACACTGAAATTCCTTTAGTTTGGGGTTTCATGTAGTTGCCTTGAGTTGACTTCAGACCTGGTAGTGTTTACGCGCTGCCAGGTCTTTTCTTTTGGCATGAGGTTTGGATTCTATTCCTTGGCCTTTTCTTTGGCCAATGAAGCCGCAGCACTCTTCTCACCAACTAAGTCTTCGGAAACTTCGACCCCGAGTTTTAAGACAGCACTGGGGGACTTCAGCTCCCACACTTTCAAGTTGTCTTTGAATGCTTCCATGACCAGCTTCTCATCCTTCCAGAATTTGGTCTTGCGGCCTGCACGCATGGTCCAGCCAGTGATTGCTTGGCCATTGGTCAATTGCTTCTTGGCAGCCGTCTGCACATCCTCGGCCCATGCGGCCACCAGGGCGGCGTTGTCCAGCATCTCAGGGGTGACAGTGGTGTCAGGCTTGAAATCGTTCCTAGCGACCTCTTGGACCTTCTCACGCATACTTGGGCAGATGGTCTTGGCCTTGCAGTAGCGGCAGGCATCCACGCTGGGGCTTGTAGGGGCATCTGAGGTCAGCGCCAGCTCGGCTGCGGCTTTCAGGCGCTGGCCATGGTCCAACAATTCTTGACCAGTGACTGTCCACTTGCTGTGGCCAACACGGGGCTGAAAGATGTGCATGGTGCAATTGATGCGCTCGGGCGCTTTGAATTGCCTCATGGCGCCAAGTGCATAGGTCAGCAGTTGCTTGTTGTCTGTGGCATCCACGGCCACACGGCCAGTCTTAAGGTCAATGACATGCAAGTGGTCGCCATCGACCAGGACAGCGTCAGCCGTGCCGCCAAGCGCTGGGTGTAGGGACTTGAGACCTTCATCTAGGTTGACCTCAATGAGCTTCTTGCGCGGATTCTCGACCAGAGCATTGATAAAGTTGGCATAACCTTGGGCCATGGATAGATGGTCGGGGTCTGTATCAACTGGTATCTCAGCACCTCGCAGAATGATTTCAGACAGCTCATGGATTGCTGTGCCAATGGCAGCCGCCTCGCCTGCTGGCTCATAGGGCATGAGGGATTCGAGTCTGTAGCTGCCTGGGCACTGCATAAATCGGTCGGTGCGGGATGCTGAGAGTCTGGCGTGTTTACGGGTTTCGTGTTGCATGGTTTCTCCTGGTTAAATGATTTGTGAAATGATTTTCTGCTTGGCGATGACTTTGCCAAGAATGGTGTGATCCAGTGATGCCCTGACTGTCAGCAAGTAGATCAATGGCTTGATGCCGTTTTTGTTAATGTTTTCGACTCGGCTGCTGGCCTGCTCCAAGGCACTGGTCTGCCAAGTTGGCTCGACAAAGACAATCGTGTCAGCAGTGGACAGATCAATGCCTTCGCCACATGAGCTGATGTTGCCAATGAAGCACTTGGTCCGACCAGACTGGAATGCGTCAATGTTCTTTTGGCGCTGGGCCTTGGGCGTGTCACCCACCACCATGACCGGTTTGTGTTCTTTCAACCCATCAGTCAGCATGGCCACAACTTCCTTGTGGTGCGCGAAAACCACCACCGGCTCCTCAGACTTGAGCAAGTCATCGATGAATTCAATGGCCAGTGGGGCTTTGCGAATGCCAGCCTCGCGCATGATCTCTGACAGACCCTCAAAGGCCAGCAAGGCATTGGGGTTTGCAATCAATGCGTCAGCATCAAAACTTTGCTCGCGTTTGTCCACTGCCAAGTCAAAGGTGATCAGGCTCACTTGTGGCTCTTTGTAGTCCATGAAGATGTCTTCCTTTTTGCGTCTGAGCATATGGGGCTTGACCAGGGCTTTAAGCTCTGGAATGTTGGATGCACCAGACACATCAAGGCCGCCCCATGGTGGACTCCATGCTTTTGCGTATCTGTAAACAAAGTCAAACCAGCCGCCTCTGTAGATGCCAAGGCCGTGCAGAATCGGCCACAGCTCTGCTGGGCGGTTTGGCACGATAGTGCCGCTAAGTGCAAAGACGTAATCAATCTTCTTCATGGCCAGCATGGCAGCCTTGGTGCGTTTTGCTTTTGGGTTGGCCAGACGATGCGCTTCATCCAAGACTAGGGTCTTATATCTGTCCACTTGCGTAACACCATATTGCAACACATCGTAGTTGATGATGGTGATATCTGCTGAGTTTGGCAGTGCCGCATCCTTTTTCCCATTGATCACATACACCGAGACATTGGGCGCTAGTCTTTGAAATGCCGCCTCCCAGACTGTCTTGGCAATGGCTGGGCAGACGATAAGGGCTGGGAGGTTTTCTAGTGCAGCAGCTGCTGTGGGTAGCGTCTTACCAACACGGGGCTGGTCGGCCAGTATGGCCCTGCGCCTAGAGAGCAAGAAGAGCTTGGCCTCTTGCTGGTGCGGGAATAACTGCATGATCGTTTCCTTCGTTTAATTTGTTGCGATCATATATGGATTTGTGCTAAAGTGCAATTTCTGTTTAATCGCAGAAACCGAAGTAAACCCTTAACCCTTAAACCCTTAAAAGGAAAAAACCATGACACGAGTCGTAACCGGTAAAGTTCGCTTTTCTTATTTCTCAGCTTTGACAGCTCGCAAGAATGAGATGAACGGCAAAGAAGAGTTCTCAACACAAGTGCTGGTCCCAAAGACCGACACCGAAACTGTGAACCAATTGAAAGCGGCAGCCAAGGCTGCATTGACCGCCAAGTTTGGTGACAAGATTCCAAAGACTGTGCGCAATCCCTTGCGTGATGGCGACACCGAAACCAAGTCTGATGGCTCTCCATTGGGTCCAGAGTATGCGGGTCACTATTTCTTCAACACCAAGTCAACGGCAAAGCCTGGCGCTGTGGATGCTCATGGCCACGACATCATTGGCAGCCAAGACATTGTCTCTGGTGACTTTGGCCGTGTGAGTTTGAATGCATATGCGTATGACCAGGCAGGCAACAAGGGTGTGTCGTTTGGCCTGAACAACATCATGCTCTTGGCCAAGGGCGACTCTTTAGGTGGTGCAAAGCCAAGCGCTGCAAGTGACTTTGGTATTGGTGCTAGTAAGGCAGCGCCAGCTGCTGCCGAATCAGTCGACAGCGACTGGTGATTTGTCCTCGATCAGTTTATTGAGCGCAATGTTCAATTGATTGACTGATGTCCACAAAGGCTCCACAGTTCCAGACAGCCACCGGCTGACTTGGGACTGCTGGATGCCAGCGGCCTCGCACACCGCAGCCATGGTGATCTTGTGAGCCTTGGCCCTTGCCCTGATTGTGTGAATTGATTCCATGGCCGCATTCTAATTGCGGAATATGTATAAAAACAACAGATAAAAATAATTGTTTACAGATAATTTAATTCTGTCAGACTTCGTTACTCTTATTTAACTTAAACGAAAGAAAACGATGAAACCCTCAACCGAAACCCTCCTTGACTATTTGACTGCCTTGGCCATTGGCGTTGGCTTGGCCTGCCTGCTGGTGGCGTGGTGGTCCTCTTGAACTACTTAGGCTGCCAACCCCAAAAGCCTGATGCCAAGTGCATGAATTGCAAGCGGCATAAGGATTCGGGGGTGGTGGTGGTCAATTCAAAAAGTAAAGCATGTGTGTACATGCCGATTTCATTACAGGAGAGAAAATGAAACCCACACCCAATTGCCCCAAAGATTTGTACCAGTTTGATTGCGACATTGAGGGTGTCGATCTGGTCTGTTTCTTGGAATACAGCCCAGCCGAAAAAGGCTCGACCGATTCCCTTGGTGCGCCCTATGAGCCTGATATTGAAGAGTCCATGACCCTCAATAACGCATACATCGCTGGCACTGATGTGGACATTGCCCACATGCTGCTGCAAAGCCTGGTTGACCACATTGAAGTGTCTGCACTGGAGAAGTTCAATGACCGATAAAGAATTGCCACTGGCCCTTGATGCCTGCCTTGACCTTGTCAAAGACTTACTCTCACCAGAAGTCTTTGGCCACGCAATGCCGGATGAAGTTAAAAGCCGCGCATTCGTGGTCAGGGCCATGCTGGAGCGCTTAAAAGCCCGAATGGAGGCCAGTGATGCCTAGAGGAAATAAACCCCGTGTAAGCCCTGCCATTGAGGCGGCCTTGCAGAAAAAAGGAAACCTCTCTGACCTTGATCTGGCCAAGATGTGTTTCTGCGTGCGCAGAAGCGCAGCAAGGATTCTGTTTGATCTTCACCGCCATGAGCTGGTCCACATCTCTGGCTACACCAGAGTGAGCGCCAATGGCCAGTGGCGGCCACTGTGGTCATGGGGTGATGGCGAGGATGCAATTGCACCTGGTCCAGTGCCAGGCATCGAGCGCATCAGAAAACACCGCGAGAAAATGTCAGCAGATGACAAAGACTTTGGCTTGGCCAGACGCAGACAGAAAAGACGGGTCGTTAAACGCGACCCTCTTGTGGCTGCTTTTTTTGGGAGTTGATATGAAGAAAATTATGCTTTCAGTTGGCAAAGACTTAACGTCAGACTATGCATATCTGAAAACTAGGAATGACTTACAGACACTTCCTCTTGAAGATCAGAGGAAGTTCTTTGAAGATGCCATTAAGGAAATGACGACAGCAATCCGCCGGATAGATTTCGTCTTGCAAGTTCAGCCTCATAAACAGGCATGATTTGATCAAGCCATTGCTGGTCAGGCATTTGGAATTGGTGAGACATTTTCACAACCCCTGCCTTTTCATCAGCGCTCAATAAATTTCCAGCCTTGTTGCGTCTCAGTCCCGCAGCTTGCCATATTGATGGAAACATATTTTGTACTGGGATTGATACAGGAAGACTTCCAGCTTCGGCGCCAATGATCCCTCGGTTGTATGTATTGTGTCCAGCAATTGGATTTAAAGACGCGCCTGGCAATCCAAAAAATGTTGACAAGCCACTTTCACCTACTCTTGCATTTGAAAGCATTGGATGATTCGCAGCTTGAATAATATCGTCATAACTTGGAAACCCAAGTTGTTCAATCCGTTTTTGCTTTGCTGCAAAAGCAATTCTTTTCCTAAGTTGTCCAGCATCTTTATCCATTATCTGGGCCATGGCGCCTGGATTGTCAAAGCCTAAGAAATTAGGGAATTTGCTTTGAACAATTGCATTTGCTTCTTTAAATGCTTGGGCAGATGGATTCAATGCTGGAATTTGTCCCATTATTAGTTCTGAAATATGCGTACTAAAGTCGGGTGAATCTTTTGGATTCATTGAGAAAAATACACCTCTTGGTGTCAGATTTGTTTGTTGTGCTACTTTATTGAAGTGAGCTTGTTTCCCCTTTGCCGCCGAATCAAGAGACGCCCAAACATTGGGAGAGCCAATCTTGCTTTGAATAATTGGATATTGAAATCCACCCTGCATATCTACAGGGATTGCAAGTGGCACTCCATTTATATTTGTATATTGAACACCAGCTCTTGTTGTATCCCCTGCGACTGGAACAAGTGGCTCGCCACCTCTGTACATGTCCACTGGAGAAATTATATTTGGCGTTGTATCCGCCGTTTTTGTCATTTGAGTAGACCCAGTTTCGCGCATGATTTCTCTTGCTGCAAAGCCTGGATCGCTCATCTTTTTAATGTATCTGCTCATATTTGTTTTGTCAGGTCCTGACAAACCAGAATATGGATTATTGGAAAGCGCAATGCTTGGTTTTAAAAATGGATGCTGAATAACATTTGACCTGGTCCCTTGAGCTAAGTCGCGCAAGATATCAGCGCCAACACCACCACGCTCAAGAGTCCTTCTAACCACTGGCGCCATGGCTCTCTCAAGGTCCATGCCCCTGCGCTCTGCTTGGGCCATGTAAGCCTGTCGCGGGATTGAGCCAAGCATTGCAGCCTCTGGCAGTATCGGTGGCAGCTTGCTTGCCTCCATGAGCTGTGCAGCCTTTTCCAAAGCCTCTTGAGCCACCCTGCCCCTTGGGGCGTAGGTGTTGCGTTCCATGAATTTCTTGGCCTCTTCCTGGGCAATGCGCACAGCTTGTGGGCTGCCATACTGACCACTGGTGATGCCTTTGTAAAGGCCGTATGGAGCGCCAACAACACCAGACAAGAGTCCAGTGCCAAGTGTGGCGCCAGTCTCGCCAATGCCTTCTAAGTAGTCCAGCAAGCCTGCCATGTTTACTCCTTATTGGCCAGTGACAGATTTGATCTGCTTGTAGTAGCTATCAATCGCGTCTTTCATGCCTGGCTCTGCTTGGCCAATGGCCAAGAGCTTGCCAATCTGAGCGCTCAGTGAGTTGGGATTATTGACCACGGCCCTGCTGGTATCAGACACCCAGCGAATAAACCTTGGGCTTTCCAATAACCTAGCAGCCGTGTTGCTGGTCAGCACCAAGCCACTCAAAGCAGCTGCACCACCAAGCAATGCGCTTGTGGCATCTAGGCCGGCAGCACCGCCACCCACCATACCGCCACCACCAAGCAATGCTGATGTCACCATCTGAGCGCCAGCAGTGTTTGATGTGTTGACCATCTTGCCTGTCTCACGCGCACCAGTTGCCACCTTGACCATATCATTCATGGCTGGGATGATGTTGCGATAACGCTCGCCAGAGAACAATACTGTTTTGGCGCTATCGCTCAAGTTGTTCCAATTGGTCAGGAATGTTGTGGGGCTAAACTGATAACTGCTAGTCCCCATTTCAGCGCCTTCTTTGACACCAGCCTTGGCATTGCCAAGTTGTTGCCAAACTGATGCAGATACTGTGTCCCACTCATCAGGCTTAAAGTTTCTGCGTAGCAGTTGCAAACGGCCTATGCCATCTTTTGTGCCAGACAGCGCCATGTTAGCCGCTGCCACATCTAAGTCTTGGTCCACAATGCGCTGCAATGCAGGAAGATTGACCTCTCGATTAAAACGCACATATCGGTCATGCAGCCTGATTGCTCGGCTGGCAATGTCGCCAGACTGATCAGCCGCAGCCACCACATCTTTGCGCAATGCGTCATACAAACGGGCCAAGGCTGGGGTTTGTGTCAGGCCGGAAATATCTGGTCTGTCTAATTCTTTGCCGACAGCAGTTCGCATCGAGCGCAGGGCATCAAATGGAACACCACCAAAACCAGACTTTGCATCGGTCACAACACGCATGGCCCGATCAATGACTGGCTGTAACATGGGGCCAAATGTCTGTGGACTTCTGGCAATTTCAGCTTGAAGATCAGCCACCAATTGGGCGGTGTTTGTTGCTGCAAATCTGTTTTTTGAGCCAACTGCACTGGCCACAACATCGTCTAATTGTTCGCGTCTTTGTGCAAAGCGCTTACCGGCAGCGTCTGCGGTTTCTTGCACAAACTTACCCAAGCCGCCTTTTTCTGTAAACATGACACCAGGCGCGACACCTGGTCCTTTGGTTGCGCGTGAGAGTTGTTCGCCAATCTCTGTGGCGCGAGTACCCATCACATTGCCCATCTCGTCATACATGGGGCCAATGACTTGAGCGCCACCAGGCGTTTGCAATAGGCCAGCCTCAAGGCGCTGAATTGCAGGGCTTTGTGTGGCCACACCGGCAGGCAATGGAATGCCAAGACGGGCAGCAGCTTGCGGCACACCTTGCCGAATGCCTGCAATCTTTTCTTGGATTGGGGTCAATAGCTTTGGTAGGCCGGCCTCGACCAACTGGCCAAAGCGCTGACCCAAGGCATTGACTGTAATGTCTTTGGTAACACCAGCGGCCTGCTCCATGGCTGGGCGAGTCTCTACAGTTGGGCCGCCATACTGCATACCCATTTCGTAGATTTTCTTGAACAATGCACCGCCAGCACCAGCACCACCGACCATGGCAGCCGGAGTGAATGGGGCCATGAGACCAGCACCAAGACCAGCACCAGCAAATTCTGCAATCTCTGGTCCAGCGCCTGCAATGTCACCCATTGTTGGCAATGGAATGCCAAAGAAAACGGGATTGTTTTCGTTCATCAATGTGGGCCGTTTGGTCTTTGGGTCCGTATAGATGAAGTTGTCTTTGTCGTATTGCTGTGCATCAGGAAAGAATTTCCTGAGTGTGGCCAGTTTGTCTTCGCCAGTGGTGGCAGCGCCCACAGCTGCGCGAACACCCACTGGTGCGCCAGTGGTCTTATTGATGTCAGTGCCAGGGGGCATAGACTGAAGCATACGAATGTAATCAGCCAGCTTTTGAGCCGCTGGCTTATCACCGGCAGCGTCTGCCGCCTGCAAAGATTTATACAGTTCGTCTAGTGTTACATCAGCCATTTTTTAACCTCCAGCGCCTGGGTATCGTTTAAGTATGTCACCGATTCCTGGTGGTGTTTGATAGCGTTGAGGCATTGCCGGAACAATCGATTGCTGACCAGTTACTGGGACAGGAAATTGCCGGTTAATCATTTGCAATTCACGCTGCGCTTTTTCTTTTAATTCTGTAATTTTTGAATATACATAATCTGGGCCGCCATATCCTTTTAGATATGAAGACAGTTGAGTTGGATTAGCCAACTGCTGAAGCAAAATTCTTTCGTCTGGACCATTCAAAACACCAAGGTTTTGCAGCTCTTTCAATTGCAAAATTGAATCTTGGAATCTTGCTTCTTGGGTTCCTCCAGCCTTACCCATTCCACCAATCTGCATACCCTCTTGCTGAATACTGGTTTCAAGCGCATTAAGAGAACCAACTAATTTTTCAATTGTCAGTGCTTGTTTTCTAGCGTCACCAATTTGACCTGGTGTTGGCGCGTATGGTGTTGACTTAGAGCCAGCACCTTGCAATCCACCAGGTTGAGCTTCCATTGGTCCGGCTACTGGCGCGGTTCCACCACTAGGCATTGCACCACCAGCTTGTTTTGCTGCCGGTAATTTTCCACCATAAGTCGGTTTTGCAAATGATGCTGGGATAGGCATTGGTATCTCGTAAGCAATTTTTATTGATCCATCAGGCTGCACTTTTTCAACTGGAACAGGCTGGCTTAAAGCACGATAAGCCAAAGCATATTCTGGAGTGTTTACTTCTTTGGTCAACAAAACATCATAGGCATTGCCCTGTAATCCACCACCAAATACACCCTCATATTTGTTAAGTAACTTTGGTTCACCAGTTCTGGTATTCAATTGATATACGCTTCTAGGGTCTAGACCCATAGCTGTCACTTCTTCTTTGCTCATTGGCCTAAAAGAATCAGTTTTTAATGATTCTTCAAAAATCTTTGGCAGCATTACCTTTGGATTGAATGCAGCAATTGCCCTTTGCTCTTGAGTCAAATTAGAAAACATTCCACCAGGTCGAGCTGCCACTGGTTGAGTTGATGTCAATTCAGTAGGTGGAATCAATGCTTGACGTTGTGGTGTTGGCCCAAAAGGACCAGCCAATTCTGGTGGCGCTGTAATAGCCTCAACACGGCCTGGTGTTTGTGGCACAACACCGCCCACAGGCTTAGGCATAAGCGCTTGTCTCATGGTTGCATTGAATGCTGCCTCTTGCTGACTTTCTTTCAGTTTTTGCTCTAAAAGCAAATCTTGAAAAGAACTGGCACGGCCTTTCTCATAAGCACCTTGACCAGCCTGCAAAGCTGATCCAAGCGCTTGGCCCAAGTTAATCGGGGTTGCACTTCGGCCACTGGCCTGGAGCAATGCACCGGCTGCCGACAGTGCAGCATTGCGGCCCAATAGCTTGCGCTGATCTTCTGACAGCAATGCGTCTAGTCCTGATGGCACACCACCCATACCACCGCCAAACATGGCGCCTAAATTACTGAAGTCAAATCCATTAGCCATATTCCCACCTTATTCCAATAAACTTTTAAGACGATTCTTGACCACATCGCCTCTGCTCATCATGTTAATTGATCCGCTGTCTGGTGCAAGCAATGATGCCGCACGCATAGCGCCTCTTTCTTCACCAGGCTTGATGGCCAGCTCGGCCACCGGTGTACCAGCCCTGTCCATGGCCACAGCCACATTGTCAAAGCCCTTGGCCTGGTCATGCGCATAGCCAAACAAAGCCATTCCAACATCACGCTCAGAGCCTTGGTCAATGATCTTGACCTTGGATGGGTCACTGGTGATCACCACACCTCTGCTGGTGCGTGCCACTGTCAACCCGTCAGGGATGCGAGAGGGCATAGGTGATCCAGGCGTGATCAGGATGGTGTCTCGCTTGCTTGATGGGTCAAGCAGCGCCATGAGCTGCGCATCAGCGTAGCGTCTTGGCTCTGGCGTTGGAGTGTTGCGCATGTTAGATGCCAAGAGAAAGCAATGCGCCAAGACCAGCACCAGCTCCTGCGCTAAGTGTCCCTGCTGGCAACATGCCCGCCAAAGTTGCACCACCCAATGCACCACCAAGCAGGCCAGCGCCTACATTCTGGGTGTATGGGGTCTGGGTAATCATGCCAAGATTGGCTGGCTGCGCACCAAGTGCAGACTGCTGCACAGCGAGCTTTTGCAGGCCGATGTTTCTTGCCGCATCCAGTTGCTGCTGCTCAAGAGATTGACGCGCACCGCCAGCGCCCATGACTGCCTGCGCACCGCCAAGACGCAAAGCCTGCTGCTGCGCTGCAAGACTGCCAAGTTGGCCAGCGCCACCAAGACGCAATTGAGCGCCTTGCAAGCCTGCTTGTTGGTTAGCCAGGTCGGCCTGCTGCTGGCGCGCAATGTCGGCCTGCTGCATGGCCATGGCTTGGTTGAATGCTTGCTCGTTCAATGTCGTGCCAAGATTGGCAGCCTGCTTGGCAAACCCTTGGTTAGTCAAAGCCTCGGCCACACCTTGGCGTGATCCACCGAATGCACGGGCAGCTGTTGCACGCTCGCCTGTTTGTTGGATTGCGCCTCTTCTTGCTGCCTCCAAATCAGCCAGGGCGTTTTCTCGCACCATGCTTGTGTATGGATTCATGTACTGGCCAATTGATCCTGGGCCAGTCATGCCTAAGTTGGATTGGCGAGCTTCAATGGCTGATGGTTGATACATACCGCCATAAGCTGCCATTTGTGCTGCCAAGTCTGTACCGGCAATACCTGGTCCAGCAAGGGCTGTATTGACCAAAGCCTCCTCGCCAGCTTGATACATCGGGTTGAGCTGCGCAAACTCTTGCACAGGCAATGCCCCAGCGACATTCTGTGCCTGCTGAAAATTGCCTAAGAATGCTTCTTTGATCTGTGGATCAATTGAGCTTGTTGATGTTTGACTGCCGCCTTTAGACATTTTCTTTTCCTCTTAATAAAGCAAATAATTTGATGAGAGATCAAGGTCTTCTAAACCACCAAATTCATTTGCAAAGTTATTCCCATAGTCGCCACTGATACGGACAGCACCACCACCACCACCACCGCCACCGCTGAATGTCATTTCAGAGTATGGATTCAGCAGCCCCTCTGGCTGAATAACTTCAGTTGGGCTGATGTATGGATTATTGACAAAAAATGGCTCTTCTGGCGCAGTAAATGAATCAATTGTCGGGCCAATCAAGCCTTCTGGCTGAATGTACGGCTCAACATATGGCACTTCTGGTGGCACATATGGCTGAATGTACGGCTCAACATATGTTGGCGCTTCTGGCTGAATGTAAGGCTCAACATATGACGGCACATACGGCTCAACATACGGCTCGACATACGGCTCGACATATGGCGCTTCTGACGGCACATATGGCTGCTGCACCACAGGCTCCACATATGGCTCCACATATGGCTCAACATATGGTTGTGCTACAGGCTCGACAACTGGCTCAACATATGGCTGCGCCACAGGCTCGATGTATGGCTCAACATATGGTTGTGCTACAGGCTCAACATATGACGGCACATACGGCTCGACATATGGGGCTTCTGGTTGCACCACTGGTCCAAGCAATCCTTCTGGCTCAATGTATGGCGGGACATATTGCTCTTGAGGCTGTGCAGCTTCAAAAGATGCCGTCATTTCATGAATCCTGGCCGCCTCTTCTCTGTCAATTGCTTCTTGCTCTCTGATGGCAGCTTCTGCCGCACCATTGTCCCTGGCCACGCCAGTTATTGGATCAACACCAATATCGAGCAATGACATCACAGGCTCTTGCACATCACTGACCACAGCATCTTCAATCGGAATGTTTGGATTGGCTGGCGCAGGCATAAAGCCCGAATATGTGCCAAAGTTGTCCACACCAATTGTGGCTGCATCAATGTCAGACGCACGCGCACTGTCTGCCAAGGCATTTGCGGCAATGGCTTCATCTAAATTGCCATAAGGATTCTCTTGGGCCAAGGCTTGAGACACCGCCTCATCGCGTATTTCTTGCTCATACTTGTTGATGGCATCTTGAGTTTCTTGGGCATAACGCTCAAGCTCAATAGCCTGGTCCAAGTTGCCAAATTCGTCTGTGGTTAACAGCCCTTCGGGCGTTGGCTCAACAGGGGTAATTTCTCGAATGGTGTCTTCGATTGATGCTGTCGTGCCATCGTCTGCAACATAGACAGGCTCAGTGCTAATTGTTGCGTCATCAATATCGGAAGCTCTGGCGCTTTCTGCCAAAGCCTCATCGCGTACAGACTGCTCTAAATCGTTAATTGTTTGTTGGACTCTCTCTTCTTCGACAGCCTGCTCAACCCTGTCAATTGCATCTTGACTCTCTTGGTCGTATTGCTCTTGCGCGACTTCGTCCTCAATCCTTTGAATTGCCTCCTCATCGCTCATTCTTTGATCTTCTAGCGCTGGAGCTTCTGGCTCAGTTATGGGATTGTTAAAAATTGGGATGCCATAACCAGTGTCAACATTGATTGCCGGCTGACTAATATCACCAACACTTCTAGGCTGCAAAGGCATGTAGGTAAACCCACCAGTCCCACCAGCTGTTGCTACTGGGACTCTTGGAGTTCCCATTCGAGCCATGATCTGCTGATAGGGCGACAATCCATTGACTTGGGCCTCTGGGATATATTGAGCGCCAAGTGGGGTTGCTTGGTATCTGGCCAAACTACTGGCAAGTTGAGCTGGTCCAAAAAGTAGGCCGCCATCTTGCACTGGCGCAGCCATAGGCCGACTTGCATTCAGCAAATTAAAAATATCTTCATAATATTTTTTCGCCATCTCAATGTCCTAAAGTTCTTTTGCCATTACAGACCATTGGGGGCTGTAACCTTCATCTTTTAAAAATGTCTTTGACCAGCCTCTGCGGCCTGCCAAAGTCACCCTGGTGCAGCCAATAGATTTGCCCCAAGATTCGATCAATGGTCTCATCCTTGAGAGTTCATCTAGGTCGCCACCAGCCAGAAAATAATGCAAATTCTTTAGCCTGGGGTAGACAATGACCTCTGTCAACACCACCGAGTCTTTGGCCGGCCACAGCTGCAATCTGTGATCTTGGACCATCTGAGCAATGTCGTCAAAATTATGTGTGCCTCCAGAGTATTCTAAGGCAGCCTCCACATGCTGGCGAAGTCTCTCCAAATGTTCCTGGTCGCTCATCTCTTACCCGATGGGACTGCATCGAGCCTCATCACCCCAATGCGCCAGTCAGCCAACACCGCACCAGTAACTTTCACATTGACCTGGCGCGCTGCAAATCTGACATCAGTTGGATTGGCTGCCGTATATGGACCAAATGTGGATTGCGTGCCAGTTGGGTAATTGCGGGTTTTAAATGAAACCACAGCCTCACCCAGCGTTTGCTCGTCTGGAACAACTTCCCGCACACTCATAATGTTGTCGCCATTGCCCAACTGCACTGGGCCAGACTCAGCGTAAACGCTGGCGCTGTCATAAGAAAAGCCAACCTCATGCTCATAGACATAGCCATCAGTGGACACGGCCATTGGGTTGCTAAACACACCAGCATCAGTGCCGGCAGTTCTGGCCAATAAGCCTATGTTCCAGTGGTTTTCTCTGTAGTTATAGGTGACATAGCTGTCATTCTCATTGCTTCCACTGCTTGGGTAATACCACCAAATCTCACCATATTGGCTGTTGTGGACCGCATAGACTTTGGATGATTGGTTGAAGTTGATATTGCCAAACACATAGTCGGACACATCACTTGGCAGTGGTTTTACATATCCGTCATATATCCAAAAGCCTGATTTGCTCATCCAAATGGCAGCAGTGTCAATGGCCGCCACAGACTGGGCTGAGATCAATCCGCAGCCACTGCCGGCCTTCTCAAAGCCATAGACGAATGGCGCGCCAACATACTGGGCCGTGTGGACATCCACATCGGTAAACAGCAAGTTGATACCCTTAACACGCTTGCCAGCAATCAGAGTGCCAGGTGTGGCCAGCTCAAAGTCGCCTGCCTGGTTGTCGCCTGCCGGTGTCCAAACTGTATTGTTCTCCTGGTCGCACCACTGGACCTTCCTTGGATTGCCACCAGCGCCAAGTGCAAACATGATGCGCTCGGCTGTGACAAGCACCGCCTTGTTGCTCGTTGGCGCATTGGTAATGACAGCTGCGAGTGTGGGGGTTGTGAAACCCAGTTGCCACTCATAGAGCTTGCCATCGGCATTGGAGCAAACAATCAAATACTCACCCCATGTGTCCATGGACCATGTAGTGGCCGGAGTGACATTGCCTGTGTCTGGGCGTGCTGTGCCATAGCTGAAATTGCCATAAGTGCTGTACCCATAGCCAGTCTTAAGGACAGCATTAGCAGAGCCGGCAGTGAACCCGCTTGGCGTGATTTCTTTGATCGTGCCAGATTCGTTCATGGCATACAGCTTGGTATGCGTGCCAATGCCAGTAAATCGTGTGGCGCTGTTGTCGCGCCAGCTCAAGAACCCTCGGCACATTCCGCTGATTTGGGTCGATGAGCGCTTTCTCCAGCCACCCATGGGCCGCAAAGTGTTCTCGTACCAGCGCACCAAGTTTGCATCAAACCATCGGCCTGCTGCCTGATATTCAGTGCCATTGCGGTAAATGCCTGGAGGTAATTTGAGTGGTATGTACATGGCTATATTGTTGGTAAGTTGGACACAAAGCTCATTGTCGCAATAAGTGATGCCGTTGACGGGTAATTTCCTGATGCAGCATAAGCCTGGATGCTGATTGCAGTGTTCTCAGTTTCCCACCAAAGCTCAACATAACTATTTGCATTTAAGCTCAAAAAGTAATTCCATCCGACCAATGCATGGCCATTAATAGAGCCATGCTTGCTTGGAATTGAAATAAAGCCAGTCGATCCAGTCACCACAGTCCCATTGATCTTGAGCCAGACCCGCACATCATGGTCCTGTGAGTCTGTATTCTCAAACTGGCCAGACCATTGCAGATTCCAAATGCCACCATCAGCCACTGTGATGCGTGAATTGCTTGCGACACTCACGCCATTGGCGTAGTCGACAGTATTCAGTGTCATGGCATAGGCCGTGTTGGCCGCTGCCGCTGTTTGGTCAATTGTGCTTTGAAAAGCCCCATAGGGGTTATTCATAAACTTGCCACCGCGTGGTCCAAACAAAGACCCCAGCACTGTTGTCACTTTTCTAAAGTAACCATTCAAAGCGCTGTAATTCTCATTCAAGTGCCTGCGCTCATACGCTTCTGGGGGGAAACCCAGACTCGGTATGGATGGGGACTCTAATTGTTGCTTGACATTGGCCATGTCTAATTATGTCAGGACAGACAGCGCATGGTTGATATGTTTGATCCTGTCATCTAAGCCAATAAAGCCGCCATTGATCTTTTTGGTCATGGTCCGGTAGTCCTGGTTGTCTGCATACTGGTTGAGCTTGTGGGTGCTCCAAAACCAGCCGGCAGTCAGCGCAGCATACTGGGGCGTGGCCACCAGCTCCGGTTGCATGATCAGGTCCACGCCAAGGGCTTTACCGGCATGGTGGTAGTTGGCTGACCCTGTGAGCTGTATGCAGCCACGGCCTCGGAATCTGTAGCCATCACCACTTGCCTCATCCCTGTTGCCCATTCGGCTGCTGTAGACAGTGTTTGCAATGAGCTTTGGATTCCTGGCACACATCTGAGCCTTGGCAGCGTCAAAGCGCTTAGGCCAGAGCTTTTGCAAAGCCTCGGCCCTGTAATTTAAGTTCTCTTCAAGTATTCTGAAATTGCCACACTCATGGCCACACTGGCCAATAAATGCAGCCTGGCGCAATGGCGTTGAAATGTCGAATCTTTCAAATGTGGCATTGAGTGCATCGACCCATTCTGGACCAATGTGCAGCCGTGCCAGTTGCTCACTATTGACCATTGACTATGCTCCTCACTTCGTTGTAGGCGCTGACGCAGGCGTTGAGCTTGGTGATGGCTTTGTCTCCTTCGGCTGCGAGGTCGATAAGAGTTGCAATAGTCTGTCGCTCAAGTTCGCTTGCATCGGCTTGCTCGGGTCTGATATCTCCAGTGGGAGCGCTGGCACTTGCACTGGCTTGTGGACAACTTGGGGCTGGGAGGCGCAGCCGGCCAGTGCGAGCAAGCTCATGCATAGCAGACTGTTTCTTGACAATATCATCTTGGGCCTTTCTAAGTTTTGCTTCCTGATCTTGTAACTTCTCGCCAAGCTCTTGTTCTTTGGCTCGGGCCTCATCATTCTTTTTGGCAATGGCAATCTTCATATCATTGTCCCTGTCTTGCCAACCAAAGTGATACCCGCCTCGGTAAGTACCAAACAAGGTTATGCACAGACCAACCAAAATCCATGGAAGTGGGATTCCAAACATTATTGTGACTCCTGCCTGGCTGCGGCCAGCTGCACACGCTCATGGTCATCCTCAAGATGGTCCGGTGGCGTGTCTGGTGGTGGGCCAGGTGTCCATGACTCATCAAGCTCTGGATTGGTCCATGTTGGCATCGCACCAAATGGCTGACCTGGCAGTCCATTGCTGCTAGGTGTAAAGCCATGGTTGTTTGAGTATCCAGTCGTGGGGCTTAAGTATCCGGTGGGATATCCACCCGCCATGGGTTGCATCATCATGGGCTGCATTGGTGGCTGAATTGGTGGTGGTGCGCCAAAAGCCTTTGCAGCAGACCCGACAGCCTTTTTACCCATCACCGCACCAATGCCGCCAACAATCAGCAGCACGATGTCGTTCAGCATCTTTGTGTATGCCTGGTCAATTGGCGCCATGGACTTGATGGGCTGAGTGACAAAAGTCACAGAGTACAAAAGCGCCACCACAATGAAGCAAAGAATGCAAGTGACTGAAATCACCACAAAGCCCCAGACTCTGACCTCGATCTCGTCAGGGGTTAGATTTGGCTTCTGGTTGCTGTGTTGCATTGACTTGTTTCTCCAAGATTGGTGCGACCAGATACTCTGGACACTGCTGAGTGAATAGACACTTTGGCTTTTGGCACTCTGGTGCATGAAAGTGGTCAGGATTCTGGCACTTGTACCGGTAGCGGTCTTCGCAGCCAGTCAGCAGCAACAGAAGCAGTAAATATTTCATTTGCCCAATCCTATTCTACCAAGCAGTAGATTGACGATCCGGTCCGACAAGTCATCAGGCAAGAACTTCAAAAAGCCTAGAAACCACCACGCCACCAACATATAAATGAAGACCTTTAGAAACATATCAAATTGTTTCTGGTACTCGTTCATCTTCCGCACCCGCCTTTAGGACAAAGACTCATCAATTCGTTGATTCCAATAAAGACGAGAAGCAAAACAAAAGCAATGCCACCAATAATGATTGCCCACTCTTGCATTTCTTCCTCTCGCTCTTTGGCTTTCTTTTCCTCGGCTCTTAACGCTGCCACTTCCTTGGCATCATCTCTGTCCATTTCAGCTTGTCTAGCTTTAATCTTGTTCCAGACATCTATCTTGCCAGTAACCATGAATAGCTGTTTTAACTCCTCCTCAAACGCTCTGGCTTGTTCTAGTGCCATCTCGATTTGAAGCGCAGTACCCATGTTAGAACCCTTCTTAGAGTTCTTGGCTTGAAGCATTGCCTTAGTTGCTTGACTCTTAGCGTCAAACATCTTGCCTAGCATGGGCGCTAGAGAGCCTAAATCATTGGCGACCTT